GTATGGCTGATGCAATGCCAAAACTATCTAAAAAGCCGGAGGAAGGTAGTCCGGCAGAACTCATAGGACAACAGTTAGGAGTATAAAAATGGCAGACCATCATCACACAAAAGCAGAACGAAAGAAAATAATCAAGAAGAGAGTTAAGAAAGTGAAACGTGGCAAAAAAACTAAGTAACGAATTGATGTGGTATCGAACATGCTTCGGAACTGACGCTGGCAAGATGGTCTTAGCCGACCTCCTGGTAAGTTCAGGCTACTTCGATACCGACCTGAAAACTGAAGGTGAGGTTGCTGTGCAGAATTTTACGAAACGCATACTAAAGAAAATGGGCATCGGAACCTCGCCTACCAAAGCACACGAGTATACAAATAATTTGTTCAATCTAAAAATAGGATAAACAATGGCAAAGAAAAAAGAAAAGAAAAAGGTCGAGAAGAATCCAATGACAGAAAAGGACAAAGTTCTTTTGGATGCCATTGGTCTAATTAAACAACTTGACCAGCGTATCAACCGCATCGTAGCGGCGATAAGTCAAAGTAAATCAGTGAAAGGAATGTAGAAATGGCAGAAGAAACAACTCAAGATAGTCTGTTGGGCGACCAAGCAGGTAACTCTCCTGAGCCGTGGTATGGTGAAGGGCAGAAAGAATTAGTAGATACAAAAGGATGGAAGACTGGTGCGGACGCGATAAGCAGCTACACCGAACTTGAGAAGAGTATGGGTGGCAGGTTAAAGATGCCAACGCCTGAATCAAGCGCGGAGGAGGTAAGGGCATTTTACCAGAAGACAGGGTGCCCGGAAAATCCTGCTGGTTATGAATTGGCGACGCCAGAGGGTGATTTCCCTCAGAACGAGAGTATGGAAAATGCAATAAAACAGATTGCATACGACATGGGCGTGTCAAAACAGTCGTTCGAGGCAATTGTCAAAGGTTATTACGACCAGATGAGTGCTGACATGGTGGCGACGAAAGAATCTGGCGAAAAGGTGCTCAGGGAAGACCTTGGCGATAGTTACGATGAGGGTATTAAGATAGCAAATAGGTTCTTGGAAACGTGCAGTGACGAGTTTTGTACTATGGCGAAACAACTTGGCTTATACAATAATCCAATATTTATAAAAGAATGGATTGCGAAAGGGACACAAACATTGAGCGATACCCTTATCAAGGGTACTGCCGACGGGGATAAATCTGATGGTGGTTATGTACCTCAGTATAAGGACTCGCCTGAGATGTATGCAATGGGCGATGATGACGAGAGTAAGAAAGCGCGGGAGTATTTCAAGGCTCGCGGCATAACGTACTAATCTCCGAAAGGGTAAAGATTAGTATATAGATAGCCCAGACAACCCTATAAGGGTCTGGGTGCAAGCACGTAAGGCGTGTTGGCGGCTGAACATATCAGCAAGTAGTAGTCCAGCGAACTGACTGGGTAACTCCTGCGATAGTAGAAAATCTAACTATTTTTAAGGAGTTACACAATGGCTATTACTGCTGTTAATTTAGACGACCGTGAAAATCTATTACTCGCGGCAAAAATGACCCACAACAACGAGATAATCGACGTTGCTGAGGTCTTAAACGAACAAAACGATATCATAGCTGATGCTATAGTTCAGCGTGGCAACGATATTACATCGCACGTCATATCAAGACGAACGGCACTTCCCGGTTCGCAATGGGTTAAAGCCGGTAATGGTTGGAACGCAACCACTGGCTTACTCAATCAGGTTCGAGAAGAGATGGGTATGCTCAAGGCACGGTATTTGTGTCCCGAAGATGTTATGCGTATCCAGCCTAATCCTGCCAAGTATCGTATGCAGCAGGAACGTGCTTATATCGAGTCGATGGGCCAGGAACTTGCTAATACACTGGTAGGTAACTATGCCGCTGGCGTATTAAGTCCCACCGTAAAACCACCAGAGGAATTTGCCGGATTCCAGTATAGGTACAATACGCTCGGAACTGACTTTACTAACTATGTGATTAGTAATGGTCATACCGCAGATGATAATACCAATACATCAATCTGGTTTATCCAGTGGGGTGCTGGTAGAGTTTATCTAACCCATCCCCGTAATACTGATGGTGGTGGTCTCAAAAAGAAGGACGAGGGTCGCGTTTATACTCTTGGCGATAATGCTTCTGGTACAGCTTCGCAGCGCAATAATCAGTTGTGGGCATATGTTACTGAATTTTCATGGGACGTAGGTCTTGCAATTGAGGACACTCGTACTGTAAAGCGTCTTTGTAATATCGACCCAGATCATACAGCTAATGATACCTTGAACGAAGATTTCATTATCCAGATTCGCAACAACTTCAAGGGCAACGACACTGTTTATATGTATTGTAACGAAACCGTGTTTACCCAATTACAAATACTCGCCAAGGACAAAACCAACGTCCATTGGACAGAGAACAATCCGTTCGGTAAACCACAACTTTACTTCCTCGACATGCCGATACGTCGCTTAGATGCTATCACAAACGTCGAGCCAGTAATTAGCTAATTGAAAGGATAAACTTATGGCAATTTTTGATGCAATGTTTGAATTTATGGACGATGCCGAACTTACGGGTTCGAGCACAACTCTTTACCTTCCGATATCTACATGGAAAGAACTTGACTGGGTTCTCGCAGATAAAGAGATGGGAGCCGGTGAACCTCTCTGGTTGAATATCAGAGTGGGAACGACTGCTTACTCCTCTGGGACTACAGATACCGACACAGCGACCTTTAAGTTGTTCGCGGATGATACGTCGGCCGGTCAGGATGCTAATAGTGTGGAGATTGCGTCCTCTGGCCCAATAGCTATGTCTGCCCTTACGGCAGGTGATTGGATATTGAGACAGCCACTAAAGTACAATTGTGATGATGAACGGTATTTAACTATTGGCGCTGTATTTAGCGATAACATTTCTGCTGGTACTGTAGACGCGTGGCTCGACCACGGTCCTCAGTCCAGTTACGATACGCAAGTGGCCAATTCTAATATTTAATTTAACATAGCAACTTTTTGAGGATATTTATGCACACAGTTGTTGGTATACCACTGGCGCCGAGTTATCAATGTGATTCAAGGATTACAACTTTACTTGAATCGTGGGATAGAGCGCCAGACGTAACTACATTTTACGCCGCTACGGACGATGTAACAGTAGGTCGTGACAAAATTGTATTGTTCGCGCAGAATCTTATCCCTCGCCCGACACATATTTTGTTTGTAGACCATGACGTTATGCCGAGATACACCACATTGAAGAAGCTCCTTGCTGACGACAAAGATGTTGTAGCCGGTGTATATCCCTTGAGTCAGGGCTGTAAAATAGCTTGGTGTCTGTCTCGTGAAGACCCGTTTAAGGCGTTACCTATTAACGAACTTCCAGACAATATGTTCAAGGCCACGTATTCTGGCTGTGGAATGATGTTAGTTAAAATGGAAGTGTTCGACAACCTTGAATGGCCTTATTGGAAAAACGAGTTCAGGCTTGGCGCAAAGTCATCTACTGAAGATGTTTACTTTTGCAAAAAACTTGCAAAAGCTGGTTACGACATCTGGATTGACCCAAAACTGAAGTGCAGTCATTTTAGACTGATAGACCTCTTAGGAGTTGCAATGAATTACATGAAAGGAAACAAACAATGAAAAAGTTTTTAATAATTCTACTCTTCATTGTCTTTATGGCCCAACCCTGTCTCGGTACATTTGTAGAGAGTCTTGATAACAGAAAGACATACAAAAATTCGTACCGATGGACAGGTAAACCAAAAGACAAAATACTCTTATGGGCAAAAGAAGTTGAAGACAGGTTGACAGGTGCTGTGTCAATTGAGTTTAGTTCTTATACAGCAACGGACACCGAACCCGGAACAACTGCAGGAATGTTCTATTATGACTTGTCAGAGAACAAGTTCAAATACTATAACGGTGGCAGTTGGATAGCAATAGAATCTGGCAGTACTGGAAACAGCCTTGATGGTGCTTATGATGTAGGTAGTTCTATTACTGTAGATGCAAGCCCTGTTACGCTCACGACGGATACCGGTTCTGGTATTATAGCAATGTCGATAGACCACGGTGGAGCAAGCAATAACAGTGATGGTCTTGCAATTGCTACTGCCGGGTCTGGTGACGGCCTGCAAATCACCGCTGAGGATACCGATAGTGTTGGAGCGCGTCTAATAGCCGCAGCGGCACAAACTGTATCTTTGGCTGTGTTCGAGGGTTCGACAAGCAACTGGGATGGTGCTGACGATGTTGGTATGGTACATATCAATACCGACGACCCACTGATTCACACAGGGGCGAGTTTGCTCTATGTAGTTCAGTCTGGTACACCTATTGCAAGTGCAGAGGGTTTTCTTGCCAGGTTTGTCCAATCGGGAACAGCGCAAACAAATGCTACTGCCGTTGAAATCGAGGTCAAGGCCACACAACCCGCTTTGGCTGTGAATGGTATTACTAAGATTAACGGACAAACTGCTGCTGGCGCTCCGATTTTCCAAGTCGCTGGCGTAGGCGATTCCGGTAATGCTGATGCTATGACTATTACTAATGACGGTTCAGGTGATTGTTTACAGATTACACCTACCGACACCGATTCCGGTGGTATTAACATGGTAGCAAAAGCCGCTGGTACAGTACCATTGATTATAGTGGACGGTGTAACCGGTGATTGGGATGGCGCTGATGACAAGGGTATGATTAACATTACTCATGATTCAGCACTTATTGACGCCGGAGCTTCACTGCTCTATGTCGCTCAAACTACTGCTGTGAAGTCAGATGCCGAAGGATTCCTTGCAAGATTCTTTTCCGACGCTACTAAGCAGGCAAGTGCTTTTGCAGTTGAGATTGAAGTTACTAACCAGCAACCAGCACTCAAGGTAAATAACAATGTTACTATTGTAGGCGCAGACGAGTCAGGCGAGTTGCTAACCATCACTCACGTTGGCGCAACTGGTGATGCAGATGCAATGAGTATAGCAAGTTCTGGTTCTGGCGATTCTTTGATTATTTCGCCTACCGATGTGGATTCCGGTGGTATTAACGTAGTTGGTAAGGCCGCTGGTGTAGTTCCGCTTATCATACTTGATAGTGCAACTAACAACTGGGACGGAGCTGACTTAGTGGGACAGTTAGATATTGACAACGATGACGCTTATGTTCATGCTGGCGCAAGTGCAATAGTTGTCAGTGACAGTTCAACTCCTATATCAGCCGCCGAAGGATTCTTGGCGCGGTTTACTCACTCTGGAACGGCACAGACGAATGCTTATGCTGTTCAGATTGAAGTGCCAGCTACACAGCCAGCACTCTGGACTAATGGTATAGTTGTTATTGACAGTCTGGACTCTATTGGTGCTACGCTTCTCCAAATCACGAATGATAGTGGTAGTGATAACCAAGATGCCGTGAGTATTAACTCAGAGGGCACTGGTGACGCATTGCAGATTACTTGTGACGATGTTGATAGTGTCGGTCTTAATATGGTTGGCAAAGCAGCACAGACAACCAGTCTGGTCAAGATTGATGGTACTGCCGGTGCTGGCTGGACTGGTGCGGCTGGTGTCGGTTTGCTTTATATCACCAACGACTCTACAACTGCCGGTGCTGACGCAACGCTGGTGAATATTCTTTCGACAGGCAACCTTGCTGCTGCAAGTGATGGTGCGTTGTTAGAAATAGAAGAAACAGGAAATGCGCAGGCAACCACTTATGCAGTGCGTATTGCTTCTACAAATAACGAGGCACTTCATGTTGATTCCGGTGTTGTTTTGGTTGACGAGACAGTTAAGGCTACTGGTGGATTTTTTAATGCCGTGGAAGTCGTGACGGGAACGAATGTCATTACTGTTGCAGAAGTGGGCAAGACGTTCGTGCTAAATAGTGTAACAGAGTTTGTTTCGACCTTACCTACCGCCTCACTAGCCGCAGGTATAACGTACCGTTTCATCGTAGGCGCTGCTCCAGCGGATGCTGATTATACCATATCCACTGGTAACACTCACGAGAACCTTTTTTACGGTATGGTAATGGAAGCCGAGACTGACACCACTAACGATGGCCCCACCGCACAGGCACAAGACTTGATTACCATTACCAGAGCCGTTGCTGTGGTTGGCGACTGGATTGAAGTCACTGGCGATGGTACTAATTGGTATGTAAGTGGAATGTCTGCCGCAGATGGCGCATTTGTATTTTCGACACAGTAATTTAACGGGGCGGAGTTTCGGCTTCGCCCCATACTTTAAAGGAGAAGAAAAATGAGTATTACTGTGAACATGAAGAAAATTGTAATTGGAATTATTGTACTGTTGGTTGCTGGCGGGTCTGTTCTCTGGTGGAACTCTAATAAAGATGAGCGAGTAGCAGAAGTGGAACTTGAAACTTTAATTAAGTTTGCTCAGAGACAATCTTTGGAGATTGCGATAATCGAGCAAGCGTCTAAACTGATTGATTACAAACGGCAAATGGCGGCAGCACGACAGGCAAGACCAGTTGCAGACCCTAATAATTTGGAGAAATAAAATGGCTACAAGCAAAACTTCCATCGCTAACTGGTCTATGTTAAAAGTTGGTGAGGCTATATTTACGGATGTAGATTCAGACGATACGGCTACGGCTGATAAAGTCAACGCTATTTGGGACTTGTCCCTCGAAAGTGTTCTTGACGAAGGCCCAGAAGAAGGTTGGCAGTTTGCCAGTAGGACTTTCCACGGCATAGATAGGGACGAGATAGCAGTTACTGCATTAGCGCAGGCTTCGTCTACTACCACTACTGTAACGGGAACTCATGCTTTGATTGCTGGCGATAGAGTAGAACTTGGTACAGACTTAAATCTTACTGGAACTTATGATGTCAATTCTATATCCACTACAGTGTCTTGGGTTATAACAGCAGTCTTTACAGCAACCGATACTGGTACGGCCTACTGGACATCTGAGGAATTTGCATATAGATTCGCAAGACCTACCTGTACGAGAGTAACTTCAGTTAAGGTCGGTGGTTTGAAGATTACGGACTGGCTAAGAAAAGGGAGTTGGATACTCACGAATCTGGAAGATACAGAAGTTGATATGGACTATATTCTTGCTCACGGCGATGTTACTATTGCCAACTTCCCAGCACATTTTTCCAATGTTCTTAGATTAAAACTCGCCTCCGACTTAGCTTACGACTTAGTGCAGAATAGCGCATTGGGAGATAGATTAAAACTTGAATATCGAGAAGCCTTAGCACTGGCTATAGGTATGGATAATAGAGAAAAATATGTTCAGGAGTCCAGTGATAGTTGGGTAGCTGCCGGACATACTAAAATGCAAATAGAATAAGGAGTATATTATGCCTGACTCTAATATGACGATAGGGGCAGAGACTGGCGAAACGATTAGTGGTAAAAAGACTCGACTAAGAAAAGTCGTATTTACGCAAACAGCCTCTGGTGCTGCTGGTAACGCCACTACTACGTTTACCATTACAGGAAAACTTCTCAGGTACGTAACAACCGGAGGCGATGGTGCATGGGACTTTACCTTGAACGATGGCACGGCGAACTTCTTCACGGTTACTGGCCTGACAGCAACAGCAACAAGCGGGGTATTAAGTCAGAGCGCTACGATACCCAACAGTGGTATTCCGTTAGTAGACCAGACGCTTTTACTTACTATTGCAAATGGCGGTTCGACTGCCGCTACTATAACTATAATCTGGGAAGAAAGCGATGTAAGTCGCTAAATTAGGAGATTATCATGGCAAATATGACTATCGGTGCAGTATCCGGTGAGACTATTAGTGGAAAGAAGTCTCGGTTAAGGAAAGTGACATTTACGCATACCGCATCGGG